AACTGTTCTGATGGCATTCACCTACGATCCCGCAACCGATAGAGGTCGAGTCCGCATGCTGACCACTGATCGGGACAACGACAACCAGATCTTTCAGGATGACGAGATCGATGCGTTCTTGGACTTGGAGGGTGGGAATATCCGGTACGCAGCAGCAATGGCATTGGAGGCGATTGCGGCGGACCAGGCGCTTGTCCTCAAAGTAATCACGTCGATGGATCTCACGACCAACGGAGCGGCCGTTGGATCGATGCTGATGAAACTTGCGGTATCGTATCGAGCGGAAGAGGAGCGGCAGGGATCGTTCGACATCGCGGAGATGGTGGTCAACGATTTCTCCGCTCGCGAGCGTTGGTGGAAACAGGCGCAACGAGGGGCGCTATGAGTTGGCGCGTGTTGGAGTGGCAACCTCTGCCTGGTTTCACGTTGCCTGATCCGGTGATCGTCGATGACCGCGCGAAGTTTCCAGTCGACGTCACGAAAAACGTGTTGGCCTGGCTGGAAAAAACGAAGCCTAAATTCGAGTCACGGCCGCCGACGCCAATCACGATTGAATTGAGCGCCGGTATCCCGCGTAACGGGACAACGCCATCAGCCTCCAAAACGATCTACTGGTTTGGGCCAGGGGTGCGGGAGCAATTTCGTTTTCGCCATCACACAGTCGAGTTTCTGCTCAAAGATGAAAAGCGCGCACTAGTTGCACGCTACAGATATCTCGCTGCCAGCACCGATGACCATAGAACCATTGTCGGGCCGCAGCTCAGGATTCTGCCATGCCACTGACAACCTCAATCGTTCATCCCCGGTTGACATCCATGCTCGGCGTCGTATTCTACAATTCGCTCTGCACTATTTATACGACCGATTTGACGGATGAGCCATCGACCTATGGTGAACCTGATGCTCCACTTACGGTGTTGACCGATCATCAGAATATCCCGTGCAGTTTACAGGTGTCATTACCGATCAAAGGTACAGAGCGCCGCGGCACAGAACGAACAGTCGCGCAAGATCTCTATACCTGTCTACTCCAAGGGCATTTTCCACTGATCGCTCCTCGGATGACAGCTAATGTAGATGGAGTGACATACAATATTTTGACTGCGAGAAGTCCATCACAACGAACGCATACACAACTCGAACTTGAGCGGGTGCGGCCATGAATATCTACACGGGAACGGGTGCACATGTCGAACTCGTTGGGATGGAGGCGCTAAACGCAAAGCTCCGCGCCATTGACACAGCATGGGAGCAGGCGGCCGACGACGCCACGCGTGAGCTCGCCGGAGAAGTGCTGGATCTGGCCAAACAAAACGCTCCCGTACGATCTGGGGCATTGCGCGATTCGGGGAAGATCGTGAAACTGGCGCAGCATCAATATGCCGTGGTGTTCGATACGCCGTATGCACGCCGCATTGAACGCGGATTCTCAGGGATGGACAAATTGGGTCGTTTCTACGATCAGCCGGCGCGTCCATACCTCCGACCGGCATTGGCCGAAGTGATTCCGCGGGCGCTCCCGCGAACTATTGATCTTCTGAAGAGCGCGTTGGCGGCGGCGAACGTATAATATGACGATTGAACAGGCTGTGATTGCTCAACTGAAATGGGACCCGACGCTCGGCGGGATGGTGGGTACGCGGGTGTTCGGTGCAGGTTTGCTCGCACAGGCCGGAGCGCTTCCGGCGATCACGGCCCAACGTATTTCCACCGTGCCATTCCACACGCACCAGGGACCTGCAGGCGTGTCCGAGTCGCGATGGCAGGTGGTCGTGTGGGCATCAACGATGGAATCAGCGGCAATAGTCGCAGATGCGGTCCAGGCGAACCTGGACTGTTTCTCCGGGAGTCTGGCGGGAGTGGTGCCATGTGGCCGCGTGAAAATGGCCAATCGTGTGGATCGTGGCCGGGATTCCGAGAGTCTGCTATTCTCACAGCAAATGGATTTCATCCTGTTGTTTGGAGGTTGATGTAATGATTGATCCGCGCACGGTGGAACCATTGAAAACGCTGTACGACATGGTGATTGTTGGCAGGTGGAATACTCGCGCATCGTTCGGATGTCCGTGTTGCCGCTCCGTTGTGCTCAATGCGCAGCGCATGCGAGAGCACATCCGCGATGCGCATATTCGACAGGTGCTTGCAGAACGGGCATACGAGAGGCCTATATTATTCGATTCGGAGGACAAACAGATTGTGGAAGGAGATGAAGCATGGCAAGAGCATTAGTGGCTGTTAACTCGCTGCGCAAAGCACCGCCTACTGCGTGGACAGTTCTCACGCAAACGGCGGCCGACGCGACGAATCTGGAGTACATCCCGTTCACCGGCGGCGAGTACCTGGTCGCCTGGAATAACGGCGTGTCACAACGCACGCTCACACTCACCGGCGTTTCACCGCAGGCTGACATCGTTTCTACGATTGAAGCCGATGAGTTCAAGGCCGTTCGGCTTACAGCCACCGGACCTTTCTCGCAAAGCGGCGTCGCGTGGTTTCAGGCGTCGCATTCGGACGTCAAATTCATGGTGATCAGGCCAACAGGCTGAAGAAGGAGAACAAAACATGGCAAGAGACTTGGCAACAGTCACACCGCTACGGAAAGCAGTACCCACCGCATGGACGCTACTCACGCAGAAGCCGGCCGATGCTGCTAATTTCGAGTACATCCCGTTCACTGGGGGCGAGATTATTCTCGCGTGGAATAGCGGAGCGGCGCCCAACAACGTTACCCTGACATCGACCCCCGACAAAATGCAGCGACTGGGCGACATCGCATCGGCCGTCGGAGCCGATGTGGTACGGGCGATTCGCATCTCGAGCACGGAAGGATGGAGCAACACCGGAGATGCCGGCCGCCTCTACCTCCAAGGCGACAATGCGGAAGTAATGTTCATGATCATCAGGCCGACAGGCTGAGAGAGGAGAAACTAACATGGCTGGCATTCCCGCATTTGGAACAATTCTACAGATGGGCGATGGCGCAACACCCACTGAGGGCTTCGCTGATATCGCCGAAATTGCCGACATCCCCGGTCTGTCGCCGAGCATCAACCTCGTGGATGACACGGTACACAACAACGCGAGCGCATGGCGGCATCGGACACCGACGTTGTTCGACGGCGGCAAAATCGCGCTCAGAATCAACTACGATCCGACAGAGGTGACGCACGGTGAAGTGGCTGGACTCGCCTACGTTTTCCGCAACAGGCAGGAGAAAAACTACCGGCTGGTGTTCAACGTCGGGGCCGGCTCCGGTTACTACCAGTTCCCGGCGATTATCGAATCGATGAACCTGCCGAATTCGCCTATCGACGGCATCTACAGCGCGACGGTGAATTTCCAGGTCAACGATGAGCCGGTCTGGACGTAAGGAGGATATGTGGCGAAGTCTGTTGAAATCGCAATCGGAGGTCAGACTTATTCGCTTAGACTCAATTTGAATACGATGGCTGCGTACCGTGAGATCACGGGCGAGCCCATCGAAACCGCATTCAACGGGATCTCTGAGAATGGGGAGATCCCGGTAACCAGGCTCCGGCAGATCTTCGGTGCGCTGCTCGCCGACAACGATCAGTCACCGATGGATTCCGTGACATGCCTGCCCGATGCGAAGCGATGTGTCGGGTACTACGGCCGCCTGCTCGATATCGAGAACCTCGGGTTGGTGACCAACGGCATTTTCGAGTTGCTCACGGGGAAGAAGCCGGAGCCACCGGATAGCCGGAGCCTGGCACCGTTCGTGCCGACGCCGGTCGAGATGGTAGAACGCATGCTCGACGTCGCTGAGCTTGGGGCAGGGGATGTGCTGATCGATCCATGCTGTGGTGATGGCCGAGTTCTCGAAGCCGCGGTGAAGCGCGGAGCTACTGCCATCGGGTACGAGCTCGACCCGGGTCGACGGGAGATTGCCGCGAAATTCGGGACAGTGTACCTGGAGGATGGTGCTGGTGCTGGTTTCGAGTTGGCCGACGTGATTTTTCTGTATACCCTCCAGAGTTCGAACGAGAAGTTGCAGCCGGTTCTACTGGAGAAATGCAAAGATACTTGCCGGATTGTCTCTCACGCATTCTCGATGCCGGAATGGAAGCCGTACCATGAGGAGACAATCAGTTCGCGGCGATTCTTCGCCTGGCGGATGAGCGATGTACGCCAGCCGGTCGCAGTGTGAGATTGACGGCACAGTCCCGTTCGCCGGGCGGCGCCTGCGATTGAGCTTGGCCGGGTTCGCGGCGTACCTGGAGCAACCGCGGAGCCCAGATCCAATGCGCGGCTTGCACGCGATGCTGTGGGCGGCGTTGCTGCCGCAATTCTCAATGATAGAGGTGGGGCGTATGATCGGCACAGACGAAATCAAGGCTGCCAGCGATGCCGTGTCGCATTGCCTGCGCCTGTGCCTACCCCCACCATCGCCGAGGAAAACCAAGGAGCAGCAGGAGATTGACTGGTGGGAACTATGGACCATCGGTCGCGTGGACCTGCGGTTGTCCGATGCTGAGTTCTGGGCACTGACGCCGCGGCAGTTTTTCTTCCTCAGCGATCGCGCGTACCATAATGCGCTACTGGCCCAGGCGAACGTGTGCCGCACGCTGGCCGAATTGAAGCGCGACTCGAAGAAACGCGCCGATCCATACCGGCTCGATGAATTCCTCCCACAGGTGCGGAGTAAAATCATGGACCCAGTGCAGGCGAAACTCGCAGAGGTGAAGCGGTTGAAGGCCGCAGCCGATGTGGCCTTCGGGATGTTGGGTGCACGGAGGAGGCCGCGTGGCTGAAATCATCGAAGGCGCGACAGTCAAAATCGGTGGGGACATTGGAGCGCTGAGAACCGCACTCGGCCAAATCCCAACTGCAATCGGAGATGCGTTGCGCAATACGGAGGGCGTATTCCGCGATGCAACTGGACGGATGCACGATGAGCTAAGCGGCCAATTCGTAAAGGTGGAATCACTATTCGATTCCCTGGGGTCCAAGGTCGCGCCCAAGTTGCAGAGCATGGGTACTGCACTGACCGGCATGTTGACCGTTCCGATTGTCGGTGCCGGCTTGGCCATCGCGAAGTTTGGAGGCGATTTCGAGGCGGCGATGACGCGCGTCGCAGTACTCGGAGATGTGTCAGGGAAAGAGCTCGAAGAGCTGAACGCGCAGGCCATCAAACTGGGAATCGAGACACCATACTCGGCAAAACAGGCTGCGGACGCCATGGGCGAGTTCGCCGCCCAGGGCTTCAAGGCGAACGAGATCATGGTAGCCATGCCTGGTATCCTCGGGCTCGCCGCGAGTGGTCAGGTGAGCACGGGTGTGGCAGCACAGGCCACCGCTGATATCCTGCGAGGATATGGTCTCGAGGCCTCGAAGGCTGCCATGATATCCGACGTATTGGCCAAGGCCGCGGCCGACTCGGCAATCGGAGTTGTGGATGCTGCGAACGCATTCAAGTACATTGGCCCGGTGGCAAGTGCGGCAGGTGTCAGTTTCCATGAGACCGCGGCCGCACTGATGATTCTGGCCGACGCTGGTATCCGCGGTGAGAAGGCGGGAACAGGAGTTCAGCAATTCCTGATAGATCTTGTCAAACCATCGAAGGCTGCGGCGGCGGCAATCGAAGACATGGGCATCAAGCTGAAGGATGCTCATGGAAAATTCCTGCCACTGCCGATGATCGTCGAGCAATTTTCACAGGCTCAGAAAAAGGCCGGCGATGGGACTACTTTTCTCGCAGAGGCAACAAAAATCTGGGGAATGCGCGCAGCCGACGTATTACCGCTCATCAAAGCCGGAGGCGAGTCTCTCGCCAAGCACACCGAGGAATTGAAAAACTCCGAGGGTGCCTCCAAGAAGATGGGCGACGCTCTGATGAATAACCTCAAGGGCTCGATGGAGCAATTGAAGGGTTCGCTGGAGACCCTGGCTATCGCCTTGTTTAAGACCTTCGGCCCAGTCATGAAAGAAGTTGTGGATTCGATCACCAAAGCGACCAACTGGCTGATCGAGATGGCGAAGGAGCTGAGGGATCAACCGCAATGGCTGAAGAACTTTGAGGTTGGGTTGCTCGCCGTCTTCGCTGTGGCCGGCCCAGTGCTGTTAGGGATGGGAGTATTCTTCAAGGCGTTGGTAGACATCAAATCCGGGTTGATGCTTCTGTCTGGCGTGTTCCCCGCTTTCTCTGGCGCGGCAGCAACCGCAACCACTGCTGTGGGTGGACTCGCGGGGGCATTGACTCTGTTGAAGGGCGCGGTTGTGATTGCGGCGGCTGCCTTCGTGGCATGGGAATTGGGATCATGGGCATACAAGAATATCGCGCCTGTGAAAGCGCTCGGCGATGCGCTCAGTGGACTGATCCTGAAGATGCCAGGTGTTCAGGAAATGATAGACCGGATAGGAGGAATCCCGCAGGCCAACAAACAGTTCGCCGATTCAGTGACCGTGCTCGAAGCCAGGCTGAAAGCCAAGGGTGTCACGGTCGACAAGACAAATCTATCGCTCGAGGAATATTCCAGGAAGCTAAGAGAAGCAGTTGCAAAATTATCGCCAGTCAAAACCGAGACAGACAGGGTTGAAATAGCTACCGGCGCATGGAAGAAATCATTCGATGGCCTCATGGGCTCCATCGGGACAGGAGGTGGAACACTCAGCACCCACACCGGGAAAGTGACGGATGCCGAGAAAGCCCACAAAACACTTGAAACGCAAATCAAGGGCGTGCAGGATCACTTCGAGCAATTCATAGCTAAGTTCAATGGGGCCGCCTGGGACTTCTCCCGATTCCAACAATTTGAAAAAGAAGGTGGGAATGTTAAGCGCGCCGTCTCCGAGATTGATGCGGAGTTGCTGAAGTTGCGTCAGAAGTTCGATGGCGAACTTCCTCCGGCGATCAAAGGCACAATTGTGCAAATGCTGGTAGTGAAAGATGCCTTACTCGAATTCAAGCGGGTATCAGAAACGGCCAAGCTGGATCAGGCTTGGGTTGACTTGAATAAGGAAATAGCGAAGACGCCGAAAGTGATAGAAGACATGTCGCCAATCATTCGCGACATGATCAACAAAGATCTGGAAGCGCCGTTGAAAAAAGCGGAAGGGGCCTTCGGCTCGTTGGGCAAAGCAGCCGGCGAATCTGCGAATACGATTCAAGGCGAGAGGAAAGGCGCGGCGCAGAAAAGCACTACCGCGTGGGATGGATTCACGAAACAGGTATCCACGATCCTAAGCGACTTCGCGAAGTCCTCGGCCGAGGGGTTATGGAAAATCTTCTCGAACAAACAGAATGATGAATTGAAGAAACAAGAACGCGATCTGCAAGCCAGTTTGGCGGACCGTACAAAAGGATGGGAGGCGTATCAGAAAGAGCTCGCGTTGAAAATGGAAGGCATGACCGAGATGGAGAAGTCTGAGGCGATTGCACTGTTCGCGATGAAGGAGCAGGAATACAAGAAGTACCTTGCCGATGTCCAGGTTAAGCTAGAAGATTTGAAAAGCAAGCATAAGTCTGCATTCAGTGCTATCGGTGGTTTTTTCACCAGTTTACTGTCGGATATGGGGAAAGCCTTGACTCGGTGGGGAATCGAAACCGTGATCGGGGCCATTCAGAAATCATTCAAGGACGCCTTCGCCGGAGTGATCGCCGATAGTGGTGCATTCGGCATTTTCAAGAAGGCCCTTTCCGGTCTCATCAAACACATAACTGATGCCTTCGGAGGAGTCTCGAAAACCATTGCCGATGTTTTCAAAACGGCGATACCCACAGTACCAACTGGAGGAACAGGAGGAACAAAGGGTGGCACACCGGGAACGGGAGGCACTGGTGGAACTGGATCTCTCGGGCTTGTGGGCGGTATCGATCTGGTCACGAGTATAGTTCAGGCTGCAATGGCGGTGCTCGGGTATGTTCAACAACGGCACATGGAAGCAGATATCGCTAAGATAGAAGTAACCAGCCGTGGTGTTCTGAATCAAATTCTTTCCATCCAAGATGATGTAAATACTTACTGGCCACACTTGGCTAACCTTCCAGCTCAGCTTGCCAGGCTAGACATAATAGAGTCGGCTGTGGTTTGGATGAGAGATGCACAACTGCCATACCTGCAAGAACTACGCGATGAAATTGTATGGATCAAGGAGAACAGCTTTCAGTACATTGTGGACCATATTGACACCGTAGCCAGCAACACGATGGCAATCTATGAGACGCTCAGGGAAAGACTGCCGGTGCCGACATCCGAAGAGTTGGCTCTCACTGATTTGGCAAGTGGCACTGTAGTGGCAGGCGGAGTGCAGATCGGCGAAATCAACATCTCCGGTATTCAGTCCGACGACCCGCTAGCATTTGCCGATGCAATCATCGGTACGGTGATGGACGCGTTGGCCCCGGCATAAAGAGGAAGACGAAATGGCGAATTACGTTTATGGGAAAGCGTTGGAGAACTTCGCATCGGCGAACATCAACTGGGTATCGCACAACATCAAACTGGTGTTGGTCGATGCTGAGGAGTATACCGACTCGCAAAATGTAGATGCGGCGTTGGATGATATCCCCGCAGGCGGCCGAATTGCGACCAGTGTGAACCTGGACACGAAAACCAATGTACTCGGTGTCCTCGACTGCGATGATGTCATACTGAGCACGGTCTCTGGCGATCAGTTCGAAGCCATTGTATTCTACAAGGACTCCGGCGTTGAGAGCACATCCTATCTGATTTGCAAGTATGATCTCAATGTGGTGGGACTTCCGTTCACGCCGAATGGCAGTGACATCACAGTCAAGATGCCGAACGATTCGAACCGGGTCATGAAGGTATAGTTATGGCGATGGTCACAGTGTACATCGACGGGTTCGACCACTACACCACGCTTACCGATGCGGGCTGGGTGGGGTCCGGGTCGATCACAACCAGCAATCCTCGCACCGGCAGCCGATGTGCGACCGTGAATGGTGTCGTAACATTCAATGCGTCTCAGGATTGGATTGTCGAAGGAGCACATCGACCACAGACGGCACTCTCCAATATCAATATTATCGCAATCCAAGATGCAGGCACAGTGCAGGTGGCGGTACGCCAGAATACAGACGCTACACTATCCGTATTGCGTGGTTCTACCGTGCTGGCGACATCAGTTCAGGCGCTTTCTCTATTAACATATCATTGGATTCAGTTCCGCGCTAAGATCGATAATGTTGGCGCTTACACGCTTATTGTCGATGGCGTAACGTGGTTGAGCAATGCGAGTGTGGATACGCAGAATACGGCCAATGCAACCGGGAATCAGGTCTACATGGCTGGCTACGGTGCGGCAACATGGGACGATGTCATCATGCGTTCCGGGTCATCTGGTTCCGATTCAGATTTCCTCGGCGATTGCATTGTCACCACCCTCTATCCCGATGGTGCTGGTAGTTCAACCGAGTTCACACCGGACACAGGAGCCAACTATTCCCGTGTCGATGAGGCGCAGGTGGATGCCGACACGTCCTACGTCTACAGTTCGACGCCAGGCAACATCGATCTTTACGCGTTTGGGAATCTCATCGGAGCACCTGCTGTCAGGGCCTTAGCGGTGGCCATGCATGCGCGCAAGGACGACGCCGGGACGATTCAACTCTCGGCCATGGTGCGTCACAACTCTGCCAATTATCAGGGACTCGTAGCGCATAGTATGACGTCTTCTTATCTCCAGTATCGAGAGAACTACGATGTCAACCCGGGTACTGGCTCTCCCTGGCTGGCCGCCGACATCAACACGGCTGAATTCGGCATCAAACAGGCTGGCGTGTTTGTAGTGGATTCGACGGCTATTACGGATGTTCCAACCGCACAGGTAGTCTAATATGGCGAACCGCATCACGCAGGAGGTCGTACTCGTTGCGCAGAGCGGTACTCCCGCCGGCCGTCTCACGCAGGTTGTAGTTCTCGTCGTTCAACTCGCGGGCGCGACGGTCTCCGATTCAACGGCTGTCAGCGATTCCGTTTCCCTCACCGTTTCAACCGATGCGACGATTTCAGTTTCCGATTCCTCCGCGGTAAGCGATGCTTCGGGAATAGTAGTAGTCGTCTCCGATCCTGAGGTGGTCGTCTCCGATATTTCAACCGTAAGTGATCTCCCAACGATTTCTCTTGGCGGCGGGGTATCCGTTGCCGACTCGACAATAATTGGCGATACCACTACGGTACGAGTTTCCGCGCCACGGGTTCTAGTGGTCGATGGAATCACTATCACAGATGTGGCCAACGCAACCGTCCCTGTGGATCTCAACGCCACAACAGGCATCGCGAGCTCGGCCGCCACCGGCACTGGGATGGCCCTTGCGGCCCAAATCGACCTGGGAGTTGGCATCGTCAGGGGCGAAGCAGTCTACGGAGCGACTCCAGGTTATGACGAGTCAGCCATGTTGGGACGCACCATGGCGGTGCTCGGTGCCGGCGACTATCAACTGTTCATCGGGGGCATCGACCGCACGGCATGGATGATGGAGTCGGGCGCGAACATCAGAAAGGCGCTCGGTTCGCCGACCACCGCGAATTTCAAGCTGCGGAGCGCCGGGACAGCCTATCGGCCGCTCATCGACCACGAAGTGATTTTCTACGTCTACGGGCAGCGCCGCTTCGGGGGACACGTCAAACAGGTCACAGAGGAACCCATCGGACAGGGCCGGACGCGCAATCACATCATGATGGTGAGCGCTGAGTGCCTGGATTACACCGGCGTCCTCGAGCGACGCATCGTGAGCCATGACTACCGGGATGAGCCATCATTGCGGGTCATCGTTACGCACGCAGTCCGAAATTTTCTCGATGGCGAACGCGTGCGACTGGCGTTTTGTTCCGATGCTACATTGACCGGCGAAGATCTCCAGGTATCGGACATCACGGTTCGTGAATTCTTCGACCGACTCGCGGACAAGAGCGGCTACACCTGGCGTGTGGATCAGTGGGCCAACATATACTTCGAGGAATTCTCGCTTACCGTCGCTCCATTCAGAATCGGGAATATAAACCAGACCTGGATGAATCCGCGGATGGTGCGGCAGGGAAAAAACATCCGCACACGACAGGGCGTGCGGTCGGCAGTCATCATTGCTGGCACGCGGATCGAGAATTTCTCCGTGACGCCAACATTCAACTGGCGACTCGACTACCCGATCAGCATCTCCACGTTGCCAATCGTGACCATCGACACCGTATCGAAAATTGTAGTACGAGACACGGAACGGGCGCTCTATCCGCATGACTTTTTCTACATGCCTGACGAAGCCTTCATCTGGAAGAATCCGGCCAATCCACCGCTGACCGGGGCCACGTTGCAGGTGACATACGCGCCAACATCCTCGGATGTGGTCTGGCAGAGCGATCAGGCCGCTATCGCTGCGGATGCCGCCCGGTCTGGCAATTCTGGCCGCATCGAAGTGGTGAGCGAAGGGGGAGAGATCACAGACGAGGACGACGGCACCGATATTGCCACTGCGTTGCTGCGCCGCGGGGGTCCGGCTGTCTTCACTGTAGATGCGAAGACCGACCGCGACGGACTTGAGCCGGGCCAACTCCTCGACATCGATACAGATGAGCCGCACGTAAAGGGGCCGTTCCTCGTAGAGGAAGTCAGTTCTACCGAGATCGAGAAAACGATCTGGCGCTCATCGTTCAAGGCTTCGATGAGCGAGCCGCTCATGATCATCTCGGTGACGAACACTACGCCAGTGCGAATCGAAACGGAGTTCATCCACGGTCTGGTTGACTACCAACTAGTGAGTGTATACGCGGTCGAGGGATGCACTGCGGCGAACGTAGAGAACATGCGCGTCCGCGTAATCGATACCACACATTTCAATCTGCTTGGAGTCGCCGGAAACGGAGTGCATGTACCGTACACAGGCTACATGATCGGCGGGATGCCAGCCGGTATTCGAGAAATTTCGGATGTCATCCACACCGTTGGCAACGGTGGGGCCGTCGGTAGTGGCAATGAGCCTCAGGATATCGGCGGCATCATGGTCACAGTGAGTGATAGGCATGAATGGCCAGTGGTAGTCGGCGACCGGGCGTACATCCTGAATCACATCCAATCGATTTACGGTGATGCCATTGCGCAGGAATGGCTGGCTGGTCAGGTGGTCGGATCGGGAAACGGTGTCGCGGGAACAGGCGCCGGGATTACGAACGGCGCCGGGAACGGTGTCAACACGCCGAATCACATTCTGGTGCCAACGACCGAAACCACGGTGACAGTGGGCCCGGTGGCACCTGTGCCGATCCTCGCGACAATCACCGACATCACCGGAAGTGGCGTAACGCCTGTGGTGGTGACGTTCGATATCGCGCACGGTCTCAGCACGAATCAGGTCGTCGCGATTCAGCACACGAACTCTGCCGCTTTGAACGATCAGGTGCATGCTATCACGGTCACCGGGACCACCACGCTCACACTGAACAATACCAGCGCGGTCACAGTGAGCGACAACGAGGGCACCCTGGCGGTCGTGCCGACCGGCATCCGTCTCACATCCATCACGGGTGCTGGTGGCGCGAGTGAAGTCGCGTTCGTGTCGGTGGCGGCACATGGCCTGGTGACCGATCAGCGCGTCTC